TACCCTTCAGCGATCAGGAGTGGCAGGAAGAAACAACCTTCGGCCAGATCGAACAGTACTGGGGTGATGCCTTTGTCTTTCAGAACAGCAGGGTATTGCTGTTGGGCAAGCCCAAGATTGGTAAGTCAAACTTCCTTGGTGCCTTTGCGGCTGGTGCTTGCACAGGCACAGACTTTCTGGGGGTGCCGTTCAGCAAACCATTGAAGGTGATGTGGTTCCAGGCAGAGATCATCAAAGAGTTCATGAAGGACAGGATCGAAACCTACTTCAGGCGGTTCGCACACGATGAAGATATGATCCGCATGGGCTATCAGAATCTGATTGTGTCGGGGCGGCTACGCAAAAACCTGATGACCGATCAGGACATACAGGCATTCCATGAAGAGATCCAGTATCACAAGCCAGACATCGTGATGATCGATCCAATCATTAACTTTTTCGATGGTGAAGAGAACAGCAACACAGAGATTCGTAAGCTGCTCGATCGTATCGATCGGTTGATAGAGCTCAACAACGTAGCGGTCCTGTTGGCTCACCACACGGGTAAAGAAAGAGCCGATGACAAATCGTTCATGTCAGCGCGGGGCGGTAGTGTGTTCGCCGGATGGTTCGACAGTGGCATCAAGCTGGCAGGGGAGAAACCCAACGTGCAGTTCTATTACGAAGCGCGTAACGCACGGGATCCTGATGAGCACCTAGCAAGCTTTGACTTTGAGTTGGGTGAGTGGCAGGTGTCCGACTTGCTCAAGCGTCCGACCAAGCAGATCTCAACAGAGGATGAGGTAGAGATTGCAGACATCGTGTTCAAGGGGATGCAACTCGATAAGTATTACAAGCGTGGTGACATGGAGCTGCTGGCCAAGAAACAACTACGCAGACACAACAGGGCAAATGGGCAGAAGGCCTGTAGGAATGCCGTCAGTTATTTACAGTCACATCTCAGCCATAAGGTACTGACTTATAGTCTGCCTGGTCAAGCAATGTGGCATTATCTCGCGGAATCCACCGCACAAAAACCTTGGGAGGTTGAATGAAACTACTTACTTACTTACGCAACTGGTTCGCTGGTCTTTGGGCAGCAAAGAAGACTGAGCAGGCCAAGAAGGAGATCGCAGGAGTCGTCGAGGATGTCGTTGACATTGTCGATGAGGCCAAGAGCAAGGCGATTGAAGAGGTCAAGGAGAAAGGTGAACAGGTCACGCACTCGATTAAGAGAAGGGCGCGGGATAGGTTCGGTCGGTTCCTGCGTGACGATCCGAAGACCCCAGAGAACGAAGCCTATGTCGATGTCAAAGTAGATAAGGACGACAAGGATGAGAAATAAAAAGAACATCAAGCAGGAGCACATCTACAAGTGCAAGGTGGTACGCATTGTGGATGGCGACACGATCGACGTTGATATCAAGCTGGGATTCCGTATGAGAATAGAAAAGCAACGGTGCCGCCTCTACAATATCGACACTCCGGAATCCAGGATCAATACAAAAGATGAGGGATTGATCGGCGGTAAGACGCTATCTCAACGGCGTAAAGAGAAGAAACTGGGCCTCGCCAGCAAGGCGCGGATGAAGAAGTTGTGCGGCAAAGAGGTGTATGTCGAGAGCCTAGGTGACGGTAAGCCAGACAAGTACGGCAGGCTGTTGGCTAACCTGTTCACCCTGGAGGGTATCAATATCGGGAAGCTGTTGATCGATGAAGGTCATGCGGTGAAGTATAGCGGGGGAAAGAAGAAGCATGTCTGGGCCTGATGATAAACCTGACATGGTGAACAAACCCCCTCACTACCTGATGGGTGACATCGAGTGTATCGATGCGATTGAAGCATCAATGAGCAGGGAAGCATTCAAAGGTTATTGCAAAGGCCAAGTGGAACGATATCTGTGGCGGTACGAGAAGAAGGAAGATCCTCTCCAGGATGTGGAGAAGGGGCTTTTCTATCACCAAAGGCTGAGGAAGAAGTTGATCGAGGAGCGGGGCCAGAGTGAAGATTAAGATAGAGATCGAACTTGATACAGCGAATCCCGATGACATGGATCACCTCGATGAACTGACGGCAGGTGTATTGCGCAGCGAGTTCAGACAGGCGGCACGGGAGATCGCAGAAGAGTTGAAAGGTTCAGCCGTAAGCGAAGACATCGAGGAGGATAATGATGAGTAACAACAGTTATCATGAGTACTACACCGTGGTGTATCGAAGCGATAGCTCAGGAGAGACTCACAGAGTGGTCATACTGGACGATCATGCGAAGCCTACACCTAGACCGCCTAAAAAGAAAAAGGTTCACAGGGGCTTTCTGAGGGATTCTGAAGGGACCAATGTTATTCAGTGGCCTACGCTTGATCTGAATTCAGGCAGAAAGAATCGATGGTTTTAAAAAATACCCTCCGGCAGTATGAGGGTGGTCAGTAGGGCCGGAGGGTATGTCGCCTAGACCGGCAGAGGAAAAAGGAATTTAAAACTCTGCTCGAGCAACTGACCCAGTATAACAGAAATTATTCGGTGTTGTAGACAATCATATGGAAAACACTTAGGCATGAAAGTTAAAGTAGTTTCGAGGCAAAAGTATAGGGCAATCGGGGTGATTTTGAAATTGCCCCTTACTCCACTTTTTGAGAATAAAGTTCAACGATATCAATGGTTTAAGGGTAGGGGCAGTAGGGGCAGCGTTGCCCCTACCTAACGAAGGTGCCCTGCCCTCCTGCAGCCCAGTAAAAACGGGTAGGGGCATAGGGGCAGTAGGGGCACTCCCTAAAGGGAGAGACATTTAACAATGATCTCTACCTACTCCCTAGGGAGGGGCCATGAGGAAAAAAAATTTTAGTGAGGGTATGATGAGCGAGAATCCAGAAGTTCAAAAAGAGTCTGTAGGTGCTGAGATGAGTGAGTCGAATTCGAATATGTTGTTTGATGATGATGAGTTTGCGAAGCGAGGCCTGGCGAAGAAGCAGCAGTTGACGGCGAAGCAGGAGAAGTTTGCGCAGTTGTTTGTGCATCATGATCTAACGAAGAAGGAGTGTGCCCTGCGTGCTGGTTACAAGTCACCACGCTCGACCGCATCGATCTTGTTGCACCAGCCTGAGTACAAGCATGTGCAGGACAGGATAGCAGAGCTGACTGAGGCCAAGCAGTTGAAGTACGGGATAACTTTCGAGAAGGTGTCGAGAGATCTGCAGATGATCAGGGATGCTGCACTGGAGGATGGTGCTTATGGTCCAGCCGTTCAAGCAGAGATGGGCAGGGCAAAGCTTGCAGGTTTGATGATTGAGAAGAAGGAGATTAAAACTGGGAAGATTGATCAGATGGATCGTGAGGAAGTTGAAGCAAGGCTCCGAAGTCTGTTGGATAAACATGAGTTGGCTGCGACTCAGTCAGAGCCTGAAGTGGTAGAAGGGGAAGTCGTAGAGGATGAGGATGAAGTGCTCGAGGGTGAAGTGCTTGAAGAGGAGTGGGATGAGGAAGAGTGGGAAGATGATGGTGATGATGAGGAAGAAGGAGAGCCTTAGACTCTCCACACCTCCGGTCTGAATGTATGTCGCTTGCGGTCTTTCTTGGTGACCCTGCGTTTGTTTTTCAGTGATCTCTTCAGGTTGAACATATTGATACGATGACCAGTGCAGCAGTACCTGTTAGTGCCTGCGCCCTCCCGCTCAAGGCGAGTTGATTGTCCGCCCGATCTGCTCGAGAAATTTTTTCCGCACCAGGCGCAAGTGTACTTGCGCGTTTGTTTTGTTTCATGAAGGGTGGCCGAGTTCCATCTCAGCCCACCCCGTGTTTCTTTTTTGTTATCTAGCACTTAAATCTCCGTCCAGTCTGCGCTTCGCAGAAAATGCCCATACCCTGATGTTGCTTGCCACTTCATCGAAGCTTTCGTTGAACGGGTATTGCTCAGAACAGTCTGCATCTTCACCTGCTTTGTTGGAGATACATTCTGTTAAGGCGTTGGCTGCATGAGCGAAGTCATCGTAAGCTTTTATTAAGTCCAATGTGTCTCTCATTGAGTCTGACATGATCAAAGTTCCTCCTTGCTAAGTTCATACCCATACTCCACACCGACCTCTATCACTTCATCAGCAGCCTCTTTGCTGGGAGCTATGGCATACATCATTTTAGAGAAGAACCAGATGCCCATGAAAGCAACCTCTTTGGGGGGTGCTATGTCATTGCGTGCAACTACAGCAACTGCATCCCATAGACTCTGTTGGAACTCGTAGAGTTCATCCTCTTCACGCCGCTTGTTTTCTTCTTCAAAGATTTCTTCTTCTGTCATTAGGTCTGACATATTGGTTTCCTTTTTTAGTTTATGGTTAACCACAACTTGAGTTGTGATGGTTCATCTAGTTCATTCAGGATGAGATGCTTTGATCCCAGTATCTTCTTTGAATGATCCAAGTGAATTTGTGTCGGACGTTTGTCAGTGTCGTATAACAATGACCTGTCCATGTCGATGATATGGATGCGCTGGTTTAATGCCTTGCGCATGTCTATCAGGGTTAGTTGTTCATTCAGTAGACTGCCCAGCAGTACATCAACGAAAGGGAAGTCGTCATAAATGGCCGTGACCAGTACCTGCTTGCGAACTATCTCGCTGTAGGTTTTCGGCTTCGCTTCCTCGCAGAACGAGCGTGCAAGTTCAGTGAGTGTCTGGATTTGTTCAGGTGTTGTCGCCCTGCGCATGTGGTAGTAGTTATCACCACCCCTGCCTT